CGAAAATAAAGCAAAATCTTCTTGAGGGGAAACATGAACCCTATCCTTCACAGAGTGAGGAACTAGAGTTTTTAGAGAAGCTCCGCGTTCTTGGGGTCGTCTAGACTTGTTCGGTGGCTTGTATCGTTCACCGGGAGCAAGTTCTCTGGGTTCGTAGGTCTTGGGTGGAGTGATTACTGGTTTTGGTTTGGGTTCTTTTGGTACCACAACATCTTCCTGCATTTCCTTTTCCTGTGAAGAAGCTGAAATAATTGTTTGAATCTTTTTCCACGTTTCCTCATCAAGTTCTCCACCGCCCAATTCATCTTCGCGGAATCCGTAAGAAAGGTAGATCGCCATGCGTTCTTCAAATGTCTTTCCTTCGAGTTCCACTATGAGCTGCTGACATTGTTTGTTTGTTATGACATGGTGTTTATGCAAAGCCATTCCACACCCTTCCACCGGACAAGGTGGATAGTAGTGTCGCGCATTGGTTTCACAACGCTTGTGACAAAATTCATCATTGTCACTCAAGTGGACATCAAGTTTATCAAGTATATTTTTATTACATATTGAACATTTTGTGAATGGAATTAGGTTGCGACGACACTCGTGATGAACGTGGTGACCACAACGAACGTTGGCTCTACAAACAAATGAAATGTCTTCGCCACAGATGCTACACATTCTAAATATCTTCCACATCTTTTCTTTAACGCTTCATCACGGTACCGCACATCCTGCAGGTGATGAATATGGTCATTGGCTCGTCTGCGGATCTCGTCTGTTTTTCCACGTAGGTGGTCTTCATGGACTTGCACTTGCCACACTTGAACATCCCGTCCTCGTATTCCTCGGGTCTCTTCTCGACCACCTCCTTCTTGGGTTCCTGATACCAAAGATCCCATATCTCCTTGGTGTCGAAGGTGTTTGGCTTGAGTTCGCCGTTCTTGATCCTGTCCAAAAACTTGGACTTGTCATTGTTGCGGATTGCGTAGATCAGTGATCGCATCCGGCTCGCGTAGAGGCGTTTGAACTCTGGGTTCTTCCAGTTTGCTCGTGTGACGTTCTCGCTGATGACCGTGGCGTTTTTGAAAGGCTTCGGCACCTCGACCATGTAGTCGCTCAGGTTCGATGAAATGTGTTCTGAGATTTTGGCATGCTCGGCTTTGAGTTCCTCGTTCGCATGTTTCTTGTCCAATACCGATGCTCTTTCTGCACGCGTCCAACACTCCTTGGAGTTGATGAAGATGTCGCGCTGTATCTGGACCAGCTTGGTCATCGTGTCCCTGCGAACTTGTGTGAGTTTCTCGCGTATCTTGACCATCTTGTCAAAACGACGCATGTTCAGAAGGTGTAAAAGTCTCTTGAGAATGCGCTTCCTCTTGGGGATGTCAGGAAGGTCGAGGTATTCTTCTTCCTGGTTGATGAAGACCTTGGGCTTGAAAGAAGGTCGACGAATAAAGTAGCGTTCAAGTTTTTGATTGATCATTGACAGACCCTTCATCTCGTTCTCCATCTCTTCGATGTCTTTCTTGACCAAAGTAAGAAGTCTCTTGAGACGTGCCTGATCCAAAAGTCTCTTGCTGACCTTTTTGATTGGTGGCACAAAGGTTTCACCAACCATCTTGTTCTTGATCTCCAAAAGGCGTTCCTGTTTTTCCACCAGAGGTGTCTTGCGCTTGACCACTCCGCTGTCGGTAACATCGAAAATGTAGTTCCTCTTGGCGAGGTACTCCGTCCAAACCTTTGAGTTGAATTTTTGCAGCTCCTTCAGGTTTTCGTTCAAGTCGCCTGGCTTCATTTGCTTGATGCACCAGTTCTTGGCGCCCTTGCTAAGGTGAGTGGCCAGCGCGTCTGCCTTGGTCTCGCTCACCAACCCGGAGTCGATGAGTGCGGTCGTCGCGAGTGCGATGGATTTGGTCTCCATTGTAAAATCTCTGACCTTCATGGAGGTCGTCGCTTCCTGAATAATTATTTCAACTTCTTCACCTGAAGGGCTTGGGAGTTCCTATTGCGCCTGACCTCATTGGGGTCCTGACCGGGTTTGGTGGCGCCCCCTGCCTTTTTATAAGTCTTCTGATGGAGGCTCCAGAATTGCTGAGATCCAACTCGGAAGTTCTGATGGATCTTGGCCTTGTACCAGAACACACAATCCTCGATCCGATTGGACTTGCTGGTGTTGTCCAGAACCAGTACCTCGTAATTTTCGGTGCACGCAGTCATCACCTGGTTGAACATGTCAAAATTTGGGAAGATTCCGAAGAATGCCTTGTACAATTTTTCTCGGTTCTGGATCACATTCTCTCGCGCAATGAACACATAGTCCACATTGGCGCGGAGGTCCGGACTGAGGTCCATGCAGTACTGCATCGTCAACATGAAAAAGATCTTCCAGTGGCGACCGTTCATGAAGCACTGGCGAATGCAGGCATCTTTTAGGAAACGCCGGTCGTACATACAATCGTCCATCAATATGAAGGCTCCAATGTCTCTGGACGTCAGTTCCTTCTTTCCTGGTGGCGGTTTCATGTTCACCATCTTCCTCTGTCTGTCAATGACCCTCTCGATGATGTCCTTGTCATATTCACCGTAAATGAACAAGTCCGGAATGAACTGCTGATACCAGTGATTGCCTTCCTCGGTCGCAGACATCACCACGCCTGCCGGGAGATGCTTCTTGTGGTAGAGGATGTCTGTCACCAACGTCGATTTCCCTGTGCCACGCTTGCCAATAAACACACACACCTTATCGTCACCCATTGAAGCGGGGTTGAATTTTTTGAGTTGAATGTTCATATCTATTAGTCGTATGTATTTTTTGAAATCTTTTTTTGACACATCATAATAGTATGCGGCTTGCCGTCACAGGATACCAAGACACCTTTCTGACAGGAACGCCCGAACTAAGTTATTATCAAAAAGTTTTCACCGATCGCGCGGGGTACACGTCCGAGAACCTTCGTCTGGCTTTTAATTCTGATATCCGTTTTGGTGGATCGAGTATTTGTACGATAGACAATGACACGTGTGATATCATAACGGGTTTCTTTCTGAATTTCAGTTATATAAACACACAGACAGTCCCACAGGATGCCGCTCATGCTTTCATAGAACGTGCAGAACTTCTGGTGGGAGGACAGACCATCGTGAGTCTTACTGGAGAATACATGGCGATTATGTCGGATCTTACGGATTCGCAGAGGACGCGAAATAGCAATGATGCCCTCTTGGTTAGAAATGTCTCACCAACCTCCTACGGCACGAGTGCGCCTTCGAAAAATTTCATTGTCGAGCTTCCATTTTTTGGAAAAGGATACGAAAATGCTTTCCCTCTTTTGGCTCTGAACAGACACACGATTGATTTGAGACTCACCTTGCGAACTCAAGCCGAACTTGGCAGCGTTCCTCTTCCTAATATCGAAGTCAACCTGCAGGCTGCCTATCTTTCGGAAGAACATAGGCAATTTTTCCTTGGAAAACAAATGGATTACGTAATTAGACAAACACAACTTGCACGAGTGACTTTAAATGATCTCAATCAGATACGATTCAAAACCGAATTTGAAAATCCCGTAAAGGAATTCATCCTGGTCGTACAAAATGACTCTGGGACCGATGGCGTGTTCGATTATAGTTCAGGCGCAAGTTCAAATTACTCGAGTTACTCCAACGATCAAGTGACGCGGTGGAAACTTTTCTTCAATGGACAAAACTATTTTAACCTTGATCAAATGAAAATGAGAGCCATTCAGCCCTACGAATACTACACACAGACACCAAGCTATAAGGTGAACGTGTTTAATGTGGGTCAAAATTCTGGCGTGTTCCCTTCCGGTACGGTCAACATGAGCCGAATTTCCAGTCAGATTTTCGAACTAACTCTTGTTGATAATAGCGTATCGCGTAAAGCAAGACTCTACGCGGTAAACTTTAACGTCTTCCGCTGCCAAGGCGGACTCGGTGGGACACTATTCGTCTAATCAAGCTTGATCTCGCGACGCTTCTTGTCCGAAGTTCGCATCTTGAAGAACAGCTTGAGCACGCCATCCACGTAGCTCGCCTTGTAACCCTCATCCGATACATCCACGTAACTGGGCAAATCGAATGAGGCACTTCGGTTCTCACCGTAGCCGATGGTCACCTCATGATCATCAGAAGAAAGCATGATGTGAATGTTGTCCTTACCCACACCGGGGAGATGCATCTCAATCTCAAAACCCTCATCTGTGGTGTGGGTACGCTTGTATAGATATCTGTCAGCCATTTTAGTATTAAACTGCTTCTCCATGTTGGGAAGCTCATTCAGAACCTTGGACGTCGTGTCCA